ATAAAAATATTAAAAATAATAAAAAAAAAAATAAAAAAAAAAATAATAAAATATTAAAAATAATAAAATTTAAATATTGGAATTTTTTTGACGGTAAAAAACAATGGCTGAACAATTTGTTAGTTATATTATATTTATATAAAAGTATAAAAATGAAATTAGTTTCTGAAAATAATTTATATAAAATTTATAATAAAACTTTAAATCCTAAACTTTGGGAAACTGATAAGCTTAAATCAATAGTTTCTAAACAATTAAGATTAATAACTAAAGATTTTCTTACTCATTTATTCGATGATATTGAGATTGAAAATAATGTTGTCGATACTATTCTAACTGGTTCTTCAGCAGGTTATAATTGGAATTTGTATTCTGATATAGATTTACATGTTGTTGTGGATTTCAGTAAATTTGATAAAAATGAACAATTAATTAAAAATTATTTTAATACTTATAAATCAATTTGGAATTCAAAGCATTCAATTAAAATATATGATTATAAAGTAGAATTTTATTTTATTGATATTAAAGATCCAATAAACTCTGCTTCAATTTATAGTTTAATGATGGATAAATGGATTAAAAAACCAAAAAAAGAAGTAATTAAAATAGATAAAACTAAAATAAAAAAGGAATATTCTATCATCGTTAAAGATATAACTGATAATATAAAAGAAAATAATATAGAAAAATTAGAAAATTTGTTATTAGATTTGTATAATAAAAGAGGAAAAGTATTACAAGAAGAAGGAGAATATTCAGAATTTAATATTGTTTTTAAATTACTTCGTTTAAACGGTTACTTAAAATTAGCAAACAATATGATAATTCAAAATAAAGATGCTGAGTTTACGTTGAAACAATAATTTTTTATGAAAAAAATTAAAAATTATTCTATTTATTTATGATTGAAAAAAATCGTTAAAAATTTATTATAATATTATGGCAGAATTATTAACAGCAAGTGAATTATTTTATACGGCGTTTGAACCAAAAACAAAAAATAGGTTCGTGTTGTATTGTGATGGTATTCCTACTTATCTTGTATATGGATGTTCAAGACCATCTTATAAACAGGATGCAAAAACACTTGATCATATCAATACAAGAAGATTTTATAAAGGAAAGACGATTTGGGAACCTGTAAATTTAAAATTATACGACCCAATTGTTCCGTCTAGTGCACACGCTGTAATGGAGTGGCAACGATTACATCATGAATCTGTTACCGGACGTGATGGATATATGGATTTTTATAAGAAAGATTTAGTTATAAATGTTCTTGGACCAGTAGGAGATAAGGTTGAAGAATGGTTAATGAAAGGTTGTCAAATTACAACATCAAAATTTGGTGAGTTAGACTATACTGATGATGGTAATGCTATTCTTATTGAATTTACAGTTCAACCAGACTATTGTATTTTAAAATATTAAATAATTTGGGAATATTAAATAAAAAGGATATTCCCAAATTTATATATGTAATGAATAATAAAAAAGAAAAATATAAGAAAATTATAAAACAAATGTTAGAAGAAGATGATAGTTTCTTAAATGCATTAACAGGAACCGATTCTGAATATAACAATGTTTTAAATAAGATAAATGATCGGGCAAAAAAAATAAATACTGTCATACAAAATGCTAAGCAAAGCGCCAAATAATTAGAAATATAAAAAGGTATATTTAAATTTTTAATATAGTTATAAAAGTTATGAATGATGAAGTTTTTCTTAAACGTACAACGAATGTAAGTCCTCCTGTACAAGTTTCACCAAATCAGAATAATGTGACCGCAAAATTTGGTGAATTTCAAAGAGCACAGGAACCGGTAAAAAATACACCGACAAACACACCTTTAAATACTCCAATTGATAAAGAAAATATATTTGTATCGAGTATAAAGGAAAGTAAGTATCCGATTGAAACTCTGGAATTACCAAGTAAAGGTTGGTTTTATCCAGAAACAAATCCTGCAAGTAGTGGTTCCTTACAGTTTAAAATGATGACTGCAAATGAAGAAAACATTTTAACCAGTCCGAAATTAATTAAAAATGGAACTGCTATTCCAGAACTTATAAAAAGATTGTTAGTAACTCCCGGAGTAGATCCAGACGATTTACTGATGTGTGATTATAATGCAATTATCTTTTTTATTAGAAGAGTTGCATATGGTGATGATTATGGTCCTTTTTCTATTACATGTGAGGAATGTTCATCAAAGACAAATAACGAACATATAAATCTTAAAATGTTCAATGTTAAGGAAATAAACTTTAATGCGTTTCCAAGAGGAGTAAACACATTCACGTATATTTTGCCATATGCTAATCGCACAATTACATTTAAATTATTAACAATGCGAGATGGACGAAAAATTGAAGATGAAGTAAATGCAATGTCAAAAGTGGCACGTAATGGAATTACATATAATATTACTACTAGATTAAAATATACAATCACTTCAATAGACGGAAAGACAGATTTAAAAACAATTAATGATTTTATTTCTAATGATTTATTATCACGTGATTCAGTCGACCTTAGAGCATACATTTCACAAATAACACCAGAATTGGATACTAAATTCAACTTTACATGCCCAGAATGTGGAGTCGAAACCAGAATGGAGGTGCCGATGACGGCAGAGTTTTTTTGGCCTAAATCCGGAGTATAGTAAAGAACTTGAAAAAGAATGCTTTTATATAGCATACAATTCAAAGGGCGCATTGAGTCTAAACGATGTACGCGAATTGCCAGTATATCTTAGACGATACTATATGCGTTTAGAATCTGAAATTATAGAAGCTCAAAATAAAGAATTTGAAAATGTAGGTAAAGACAACAAATCAAAGCGTTCATTTGAAAGAGGAAACCCATCTCCTTTAGGGGATGGGTAGTTCAACGGTAATAGTGTAATTAAGTGCCACAACACTGTGGCACTTTTTTTAGATATTTATATTTATATATAGAATAAATCATGGCGGACAAAAAGTCAACAAATAAAGATTCAATCAACGAAGTATCTGTTTCAGTAGAAAAATTAGCAAAGACGATTTCTAGCAAGAAACGTGTTTTTGATGATTTTTCTAATATATTAGGAAAAATTTCGGAGGCTGGGAAACAAATGTTATCTGACCGCGATTTAAAAAACATTTCCGATTCGATTGATAACTTAGCTTCTAAAATAACACCAAAATTTAAAACACTAACATACAAATTTAAAGAAATTACAAGTGAAATAGAAAAATTATCAAATGCGTTATCAAATCTTAATGTAAAAAACTTAGATACGAAAGCAATCCTAAAACCGTTAGAATTTAAATTTCCAGAACGAGTCGAATCGTTGCATATAGGGACTTTAACTATAGACAAATTTATATATTCAAAGCCAAGGGGACAAACAACAGACCCAAAGGATGCTGCCAAGAAGGAACAACAACAAATAGAAAACGCAGCAATTGCACAAAGAAATGCGTATATAAAAAAAACAACGACTGACTTATTCTCGGCTCTAGATACAGCAACTGAAAAATTTAGGGTTGGTATGGGAATGTTACCATCTCAAACCAAAGCATTGGAAGTTAGTTTAAGAAACACATCTACCGAGTTAAGACACATGGGAATTTTGACCGAAGACATAGCAACAACTCAGATTAATATTTCTAAACATTATGCTGGGACACTTATGCAGTCAAAAGAATTAGTTTCAACCACTGCACAATTAAATAAACAATTTGGAATATCAAACGACACAACATTAAATTTCTTAAAGATTATGGGAGGTGTTGCAAATAAAGCAGGAACGTCTCAGATTGCTATGGTTGGGTTTGCAAAAGAAATGGCAAATGCAACTAATATACCTTTAGATACATTAATGTCCGACATAGCAAGTTCTTCAGACGAGGTTCGAATTTTTATGGGAGATTCTGAAGTTTCTTTAGTAAAGGCTGCTACTGCTGCGCGTATGCTTGGTACTTCTATGAATGCTATAGCTGGTGCTGCAAAAGGAATTTTGGAATTCGATTCGAGTATAACAGCAGAACTTAAAGCAAGTGCATTAATTGGTCAAAACATTAATTTTAATCAAGCTCGTAGATTGGCATTTAATAAAGATACTATAGGAATGATGAATGAGATAAAAAAAATCGCCGCTGAGATTGATTTTTCATCATTAAACCCAATTCAGCAGGAAGCATTTGCAAGAGCAGCAAGTGTATCAGTTACAGAGCTACAGAACATGGCACAGCAAGAAAAGGTGCTTCGTTGGATCCGAGAACATGGTACTGCTGAACAATTAAAAAGTTTAGACTATTATGAAAAACTAAATTCGTTGCATGAGGATGAAGCAAGAAGTATGGGAAATCTTGCTGCAAAAGAGTTGGATAGAATAGCAAATCAAAGCAGACTTAATCAATTACAATCGGCGTGGGCAACAATTTTACAGAGAGGAATTTATCCAATACTTGATACTGCAATATTTCCTATATTAAATGCCATAACTTGGGTTTTAAATAGTGGTATAGGGAAAGTATTGTCACTTATTATTGGCTCCATTGCAGTAATTGGTACCCTTGTATACATTCCATTAAAATTTATATCTTTGCTTAAATCTTTAAAACTCATATTTACACTAACGTTATTAGATATAAGAAAATTTCCAAGTGCGTTAGGAATTTTCGCAAGTGCAGGAGTAAGTTCTATAAATGCAGTACGGTCAGCGTTAGGAATTTTCGCAAGTGCAGGAGTAAGTTCTATAAATGCAGTACGGTCAGCAGTTAGGAGAACACGAGCGGAAGTAAAAATGTTAATTAGAGATATGAATCAAGCAAACATGCGCATGCGAGGTATGGGTGTTCAAGCATCATTGGGATCTGGTATAATTCCTACGAGTGTGGGAAGTGGAAAAGTATCAAAACTTAGTTCAAAAATACCAATGGGAAAATCATTTTTGGGTGGTGTACAAGTATTAAAATTCGTTCCGAAGTTTGCGGGGATAGGAAAATTCTTATTTTCGATTGGTAAATTAGGAACAGCTATTACTGGAACAGGCGCGGGATTATATATTGTTTTGAATTTGCTTTTTAATGTAAAAAGAATATGGGACTCGTTTCAAAGTGGATTATGGAATGGGATAAAAACCGTTGGAAGTGTTATTATAGAATCTCTTTTAGGTCCATTTATGTTTGTTTGGGACTGGATTAAAGGTATTTTTATAGGTAATTCTCCTTCTAAACTTGGACTTGGAATTGTTAATGGATTGACGTCTGTTGGTGGTATGATTATCAACGCATTAGTATCACCATTTAAAATTTGGTATAATACTGTAAAAGTATTCTTTTCTGCAATACAAAATTCTACAGCATTTAAATTTGTTAATTCCATGCTAGAAAAGTTTACCTCTCCTTTCTCATTCTCTAAACCAGCAGTTTCTGTAATTACTAGCGCGAATAGCGGAGCAAATATTATTAAACCGATAGTTGCTGAAAATGAGGCAGTTTCACAATCTACTAAAGATGCTAATATATTAAATAAAGGTGGAAAAAATACATCAGATGATAATCAATCTATTATAAACACCTTGATAGAAAAATTTGATAAACTAATTACGATTAATACTGAAACAAATAATAACACTAATTTATTAACTTCAGCATTAACAGCATTAGTTGAATTATTAGAAAGTGGAAATATTGGAATAAATTTAGATGGAACAAAATTAAATTATGCGTTAAATAATGCAAAACAAATTCATGGTTCATATGGACATGTTACAAAAATGTAAAACTTAATACTTATTATAAATGGCAAACACATACACATATGCTGATATTCAGGGGAAAGGATTAAAAATACCAGAAACTGGATTTATAAACAGTACAGAATCTGGAAAGTTAGAAAAATTATATATGTATGATGGAAATGCCCAGACATTATATACATCAAAAGAAACAACATATCAAAAAGGCATTTTAACAGACCGATTAGATTATAAAGATCCAATTGTAGGACAAGGATCAAAATCCGCATTTGATGATGCTGCGTTTATAACCAAATTTTTAGGAACATCTCAAGGTATTAAATTTCTTACAAGACAATTTTTACTGCAAGGACTTCAAGTATTTGACGAAACAAAATTGTATAATCCAGCATCTCCAATTCTTGCTGCTGCAATGCATGGATTGTATGGTTTAGTAGATGCACCAACTAGGCATATTGATACGAGTAACGTTGTTGGTGGAGTATTGTCTGGTCTAGGAGTATCTGGTTTAGTATCAACTGCAGGAAGCCTTATAACAGGAGATTCAGAATCAAATCCTGCACCACCAAGAAGTTCGGTCGCATCAGGGGCAAGTTCTGGATTTGGATTATCAACATTAACAAGCTTAGTTGGTGGGGCAGATAGATCAAATGAAGTTGTTGCTCCAATCGCAAGAGATAGTGTTCAAGGATTATTACGTGGTGGAACTGCAACATCTGCGTATTTATCAAGGAGATATCAACGACTTGTACCATCTGAAGGAAGTTCGTTTCTTGGTAGAATATTAAGTTCTGCATTAAGTTTTGTTGTTTCAAATACTGCGATTGGGACATTTGTTAATCCAACACAACCTTGGGAAGCAAAATATAGAGCAGATGAAAAGACATATGATTATTATTTAAAATCTGGTGGATTACTTAATTTTAATACTGTTGATAGTGCGGGCAGTAGTATTTTAAATAGTATAAAAAATGCACTTGGGTTTGGGAAAGCATCAAATTATTCATCTGCAGTACCACAACGTTTTTTTGGAAATTTATCTGATAGTAGTTTATTTCCAACAATGACTCGTTTTTTAGATATAAATTTTAAACGGGCATCTCAATATGATACGGATAAAGAAACTAGCATAGGTAGTGGAGCTGGAAGATCTGGGTTTACTATTAAACCAAACATAAATTTATCATCTAACACAATCATTCTTTCTGGTAATGAAGATGAAGTTGAATTTAAAACATTTGTAAAAGATAATGGATTAAAATATACAGATGTAATACGACGTGGAAATGTAAATTCGACTGAAGGGCAAGAGGTTAGCGATCAATTATATGCATATTATAATTACTCGGTAAGGGATTATAATATTAATACTGTATTTCGTCAAAAGGGTGTTCTTCCTATTAATAGATATTCAAATTCAGATACTAAATTTCAATATGTAGACGTAGAAAAGTTAAAGAAAGATTTTTATACTAAAGATGGATTAGGAAATGCTCCAAGCCAAGAATTAAAATCGTATGTGAAGTTAATAGATAATAAATATGAAATAAACGACCAAGAAAAATTTTCATCTTTAGAAAAAACATACAATTCAACGTTTAACAGTCCATATTTATACAATCGAATTGATCCGGTTATTTGGTTAAGTGGGCATGAATTTGAATCTGATGATATTGAATCTTTACATACAAAAGAAGATTTAAATTTAGAAACTACATTTAAGAAAACAACCGATAATTTATCTTTAAATTATGAAATTGATACGAAGGTGTTAAAAAATACACAATTACGTCCGTTACAATTTGTTAAGTTTGGAATAAATAATATAGAAAAGGGCGGCCATCAATATATAAATGGGATAGAAAAAGGCAAATCAGTAACATATCTAGAGGCAATTAATTCGAAAAAGATAGATGGTATTGGTATATTAGAGAAAAATAAAATTATTATTCCGCCGTTGGTTGATTCTGATGGAAAATCGTTTATAATAGATAATAATAATATTGGCGAAAATAAAAGAGCAATTGCACCAACTCATTTAAATGATTATGTTAATTCGTTGTCGCCATCTAAATATGATAATTTTAAAGAAACATATTTATCTGCTGCGAACGGATATGGTCCAGATTATATTAAATTCTTTTTTTATGATATTGTAAATCAAATCTATATTCCATTTGCTGCAACAATAACTGGACTTACTGATACAAATAATCCAACTTGGACGGATGTAAGTTATATAGGTCGTGCAGATACATTATATCATTATACAGGATTTAAAAGAAATGTATCATTTGAATTTAAAACAATTGCTCACAGTGTATATGAACTATTACCGATGTGGCAACGAATAAATTATTTAGTTGGATTAACACGCCCAGCAAATTATACAGATTTAAGTAGGGGTGGAATGATTGTTCCTCCAATGGTACAATTAACTATGGGTGATTTTTATAAAAATCATTTTGTAATTATTGACCAAATTATAGTAAAAATACCAGAAGATGCAAGTTGGGAATTAGTACCCGAAGATAAATGTAAGAACTGGGCATATGGTGTTGCAAATGTTATTAAACCGAAAGATAAAGATATTGTCGTTGCACAAGTACCGATTATGGCAGATATATCAATACGATTAAGAGTTTTGGAAAAAGACAGACCAAGAACTGGACATGGTATTTGGGGTGATGCTCCTGCTATATATGAAAATATAACAACCTCAGAAGAGAAAAAAGAAAATCGGAGTGTATATTTTGATTCGGATATGTATGGTGATACGGCAAGAATGGATTATAATCAATCACATACTATAACCAGTGAAATTGACTTTGGAAATAGTGGTCTTTTACATGAATACCCAGACAGAGAGTTTTCAAATAATATAAGATATAACACGAATAATTTATCTGTAGAAAAAGTTATTCAAAACAAAAAAACAAACCTAGCATCTTATACATATAATACACGTGGAAATTTGGTGTCGTCAACGTATGGAGAATATGAAGTAAAAGATACATCGGTTATAGATAAAAATGGAATTGTAACTTCTGTCACACGAGAACCAGTTTCAGAATATGTATCTCCTTTACAACTTTTACCAGAAGAATCCGAATTATTAATGAAATAATATGAGATATCAATTTACAAAAACAGGAAAAAGATATAACGGGAATACTGTGTATAAATCTACATATTATCCGGTTATTTTACCAAATCCAGATGACATATATATAATAACTAATGAATCTGATTATTTAGATAGTTTGGCTTATAAGTATTATGGATCAGAGTCGTTTTGGTGGGTAATAGCACGGGCAAACAATGTAGGGAATGGTAGATTATCTGTAAAAGCGGGAATGCAGTTACGTATACCAAGAAATATAACCAAAATAATTCAAGATTTAAAAACGCTGAATAATTAATTTTAATGGATGAATATTTAACAGTAGACGCCTTTCAAAAAGATGGATCAATTTTACCATCTGGGGAACCTGTATCCGATAGTACTCCAAATTGGTGGGAAGCGCAAAACATACCTTGGCAACTTGTATTTGAACTTAGAAGAAGGAGTAATTCTAATAATATTGGATTATACAATAATCAGAACATGTCGCTTAACTTTCGTGACAATTGGTATAAGTACAAAGGTCCGATGACTCCTTGGGTAAAGTTATTTTCGAATGGAACTGGCACACGGGTAAATCCATCTGTTCCAATTAGTAAATATTTATTAGGAAACGATGGAGAACAAACAAAAAGAGATGGTTTTTTATTAGAGGGTGGTCACGGATTTTACAAGGGGTATGGTGTATCTTATTCTAACAATATATTAAACAGAAGTCAACAAATTCTTGGATATGATGCGAATGGAGAACCACATGTACTAAACGAGCACTTAAGTTCTGGAGAGTTAGCATCATTTTATCGTCTTGGAAATAATAAATTTTCTCCTGCAATGCTTCCTCCACCCGGAATTGTTTCTATTAATATACAAACGCCAAAAGATTTAATGACGGTTGCAACTATTAATTGGAAGTGTTATGGTCTTGCTCAGTTAGAATATATGATTCCATTCTTTTTAACACCTAGAATTAATGTATTTTTAGAGTTTGGGTGGAATCTATTTAATGTAAGCTCACTAATAAATTATTCAAATTTAGATGAATGTAAAAAATTAATAACACATCCAGAGACAGCGATATCATCATATTATAATTCACTCGGAAATTACGGTTCAATAATTGGAATAATTCGTAAATACGATTTTACTGTTACAGATGGTTATATATTTGATTGTAAAACAGAAATAATATCTCGCCAAGCATTATATGCAGGTTATAAAGTTAATACTGAAATTGAAAATAAACAATCATTAACATCCTTTTTAATACAAAATCTTCCAAAAGTTAAGGATGTTGTTGAAACAAATGTAAAACAAAAAAATAGTAGAGATAATAGTAGAGATAATAGCAAGGAAATAGAAATGGATATAGTCATCCAAAGAAAAACCATAAAAACTCTAATACAAATGCGGAAAAAAATATTGGATGATTTAAACACAATTGCCTCACCCAATGTGGAAAGTGGAAAATATAATGAGAATGAAGACACTACAATTTCTTATACGGCCTATTATGATGAAAAACTAATACGAGAGACAGAATATTATAAAACTAAGATACATCTGGTTGAATCATCACCCCATCTTACTGGAGATGCTTTACATGAAAAGATTCGACATCAAATGAATACAGATATAGAAATGTATGTGTGGTACTTTGAAAAACAGAAGGAATGTGAAAAAAAAATAAATGAGTTATTGAAGTCGTATTCTGAGATACAAGGGAATTTTATAAGAAAAATAAATGTAGAAGAAAATGGAAATATAACAGAAACTAAATTTTATGAAGATAAATTTGAAGATCGATTTTTTATAAATCCTACATTATTTACAACAGATGATAAAAGCGAATATAATAAATATATAAATGAGATTGGTGGTGTGTATATACCCGAACAAGAAAAGAACAGTTTTCCATCAGAAAATTTTGCATCACATGGGTGGGTACAATTAGGATTTATTTTAGAATTAATAAATTATATTGTTGGAATAAAAGGACATAAGGTTGAAATTGATACGATTGTCACCGCACATCCCAATATGATATCTTGCGATCCAAACGTATTAATTCCAAATTCAATTGCTCCAAAAATAAATATTCCACAACCATTAATAAATCAAAAAGACGAGTTTGGCAATTTCGTAACAATCAATGAGAATACTGTTGAAGAAGAACGAGAAGCGGCAAATAAAAGTAGAGATGCTGGTGTAGAAGTAAATTCAACAGATCCAACAACACTTGCACCAATAAATGAAAATACCTTTTTAAAAAGTCAAACTAAAGAAACCAGAAAATTATTACAACAAGGGTTCACCTCTACGATTCCTACACCATCAACAGAAACGGGTGGGAAGAATCTTTTAGAAATATGTCAAACCGTATGCTCTGATACATTTTTAACATCTACAGAGAACCCAAATTTATTAGCCAGAGATAATATAGATATTATTGTAAATCATAATTATTATTTTTTAGGTGGAAGAGCCCCGGGAACAGCAGCATTTCCATTTAATTCAGAATATGAAGATACAAACTCTAAAACGAAATATGCACCACATGTTTATGGAAATTTAAAATATATTTATATTAGTGTAAATAAACTTATAGCAATTGCTAAAGAATTAGACGGCGAGAATGAAACGTTGGAAATATATTTACAAAGAATATTAACCACAATAAATGATTCTGTTTGTGGATTTTGGAATTTAGATATTGTAAATAATGGTGAAGGTGGAGGATTAAAGATTGTTGATAAAAACCTTAATTTAACTAGGGGAATGGATATATATCAATTTGAGATTGGAAGTACAAATTCCGTTATAAAAGAACTTTCCTTTACAGTTACGTTAACAAATGAACAAACAACACAAATTTTATATTCGAAGGGAAAGAATTCAATAAATACAGAGTCTGATGTAAAGGAACAAAATGAAAAGTCATCTGGAACTGAAATTAAACATCGACATATTCCATCATTAGCATATAACGATAGATTAGAAACAAATCTACATGAAGAAGACTCTAATAATCAAGAAAAGAAAATAATAAAACGATTACCAATATATTCGGATACGTTGGTTGCAAGTTTACAAGCATCAACTGTTCATGGAGAAACTTGTATAGTAAAAATGCATATAGAACAACCGGAAGAGCAAACATCGAGTCACAAAGTAGCGATAAAACAGAAGACTTCGTATAGTTCTCAAGTTGCTAAAAGGAACGCGAAATATCGTTCAGAGTATTCGTATGTAATGTTAAATTTTCCTCCCGGATTAAAGCAGAAATTAAAAAGAATACTATATACTCCACAACAAATTACCATACCTACACGAAACACAGATGCTGCAGTAGTGGAAGGTGTAGATGATGGTGGATATACTGGTCCTGCAGATAATTTTACAATAACATTAAAATTTGATGGAATTATGGGATTTAGATTATTTCAATATTTTTCTATAGCGAATTTACCAGCGCCGTATACACCAGACAATGTTATTTTTATGGTTACCGAGGTTTCTCATCAAATAAATAACAATACGTGGCAAACTGAGGTTACTGGAATGTTACGCTCATCTGCCGGTCAAGGATACAATTTTATAACAGTTTAAAAAAGTACTTGCGTTTTCGGTTTTTTGTGATAAGATGTGTGTTTGGTGAATTATACATCAAGCATGATAAACAGTTACTATATAAAGATAATCTATAAATCCGATCATCTTCCGATACCGATGAGGGAGGTGATATGTATATTTTTATATGATTTCATGTTTGACACTTTCATATATTATAATTTTTCACATCCAGATTATATTGTAAATTCAAGCATTAATGAGTTTAAGTGTAAATACAACAATTCTCATTTTATAGTATCTAATAAAAAGGAGTATAAGTATTTCATAAGCAACGAGATGTATGATATAAACATATTACATTTTATTAATACGGGAAAAGTTTTGATAGAAAATACAAACGGGGTGGTCAACAATGGATATATAACACCATATGTAATTCATCAAAAAAACTTTATAAACGAAGTAATACAAGTTAAAGAGACGTTAAGCAAATATTATTCTAGTATAGATTATTCATATGAGTATTATAATAAAATATCAACTGTATTATATGAAATTGAAAAGAATGGATTGTGTGTAGATAAACCACTATTTGAAAAAGAAACTAAGCAGATAATAGATAATAATTTAATATATTCAAATTATAACAGGTAGACCATCAAATACGTATAATAAGTTAAATTTCATGGCAATACCAAAAAACACAGCCTTAAGAAAATCATTTATAAGTAGATATGATAATGGGCGGTTATTACTAATGGATTATATAGGTTATCATCCTTCTATAATATCGTCTTTAATAAATTATAATATACCTAATAATGAAACAATATATGAACATCTTGCAAAGAAATATTTTAAAAAAGAGGAGGTTAATTCTGAAGATATAACCCATATAAAGAAAGTAGCAATGTATTATTTTTATGGGGATACATTACGAGATTCTACACAAATTGAATATTTTGAATTGGTAGAAGAATTAAAGAATAAGTATTGGGAATTATATAAAAAGAATGGATATATTGAAACCAAGTTATATAAGCGTAAATTATCAAAAAATTTATTAGGAGATATTAGTAGAGGAAGATTATTTGCATATTTAATTCAGGCGATGGAAACGGAATATAATATACAAGTTATTAATGAATGTGTTGAGTATTGTAAGTATACATTTATTATTCCGATATTATATATTTATGATAGTATTTTGTTTGATATAAGTAAAGATATAAGTAATAATCAGATTAAAGGATTGAAAAATATATTAGAGGGAAATCATTTTAAAGTTAGAACATATATTGGGAATAATTATGGTGATTTATTATTAGAAAAATCCCTGTAGATTTGATATTTATAAATGTAATATACTAAACATTGATATGAATTTTACGGATATATATAATGATGCGTGTTGTGACCGTCGTATTGACAATGGAGTTTTAGATATAAAAATTGCAGAACATTTGTTTGTTTTACAAGAATATTTATTAAAACATGGATACTCAATCGACGAAGTAACAGAAAAGACACATCAACTATTTGAACGTGGTAGATTTCCAGAACGACAGGCATATAACGCAAATGGAATTTTAGTTACGTTTCCTACACCAGAACATAAAAAGAAGGCAATTGATAAAGGAACTCACTTTGCAGAAAATCCAAAATCATCTTATGGTGTTGACTTATATATGCCCGGTGATGAGAATACTCTTGTAATGACAGGAATTGATACAAATAATTCTAATAATAAAGAACAAGATTCTATTTCATTAGAACAAGATGTAGAAAATAGCAATAGTGATGACAGTGTTGATTTGAGAACGAAAGACGAAAAACAACAAGATAGCGAAGCAGTAATTTCGATTTTAAATGGTGGGAATAGTAATATTGAAAATACAATGACTGAGATATTTTACACTGACAGAGGTGGTAATTATATAGATAAATTCAACAATTGGAAAGTTGAACGAATATATAATGAGAATACAAAGTCGTTTGAATTATGCGAAAGTGTAAATGAAAATACTCAAGATGATTTAAAAAAAAAAGTAATGAATCAAACTCTCACGTAATACATTCTCATAATATATCTGCAACTGATTTTGAAACATTATTGGCCCATAATATTAATGCTTTAAATTCAAAAGAATATTCAAACAAATATAAATTAAAACCGGTTAAAAATGCAAGAGAAAAAGAAATAGAGTTTTTAACCAAATATAAAGATTATAAAGTTAAAGAACTATATAACATATCAAATTTTAATTCGTTCATTTTAAATGTAAAGTATCTTGTTAATAATACTTTAGAAATAAAATCAAAAATGCCACTTAGTACGTTTCAAGATAAATTAGCACCTGCAAGAATCGTAGTGACACCAAAAGGTAAAAAAAGTACATCAACTCAATTATTTTTAAAACGAACCCAAAAAGAAGAGTCTAGTATTACATTCGCAAAAAATGCATCTGGCGCAGCCTTTGATATATTTCAATCGTATTATCAAAAATATATTAATCCTAAAAAAATACCTCTCGATATAGATCAATTTATTTTTAAACTTTCTAACCCAATATCCAAAATAGATGATGTAGAAATATTAGAAAAAATAAATGACTTTAATACTAAACTTATAAATTCTATACAATATGATTTAACTGTTGCAAAAAATATATATGATTCGGTTATAAACAATCCAACATATAAGAATAATAAGGATGTAAAAATTGCATTGGTAGATATAGATAATACGTTTAAGACCATGTTTGATTTAAATGGTGTAGAATTTGAAAAAAAAGTAAACGAATTTATATCTTTAATTGAACAACCCACGTCGATTGCATATTTTTTAAGATTTATAAATAGTGTTGATTTAAAAAAATTACTAACCGGTTATATTATTTTAAACACAGAAACATTTGGTGATGAAAGTATAGAATCATATCCAACAGGAATATTTAAAGTTCCATCTATACTTATTTTAGCAATTTGGTTACGTAATAAGTATGGAATTTTTAGAGCAATATCCATAGGAACATCAACCGATACTACAGAAGGAGAACAGGAAGATTCGGAAATACAACAAGATATATCTGAAACTTACAATGATATAAACGTTGTAGAAGGAAAAACATCAACTGCTCCCAAAGGACTTAAAAGCGATATTAAAATTGATACTCCAGTTGAAAATTTGTTAGATTGGAAAAATAAAACTTCAAAGACAGATTTGATTTTACTTTCAGACGGGACAAATACAGGAATTGATGTAATCCGTGCGTCATTAAAAAAAGATAATGCAAGATTATTTCTTTTAGAATTGTCTGAATTTAATAGGTTCTTTGTATATACAGCAAACAATGTATTTAAGAGTAGCGATTTTATTGATTTAAAAAGAGTATTAGATGATATAACAGTTGCATTTAATTATACGTTTAATGTTATATGTGAATTTAATTATACTAAATCTGATGATAACAAACCAGCCTCGAAAATAATTTATAATATATTAAATGATTGTATTGATACTACTGGTATAAGAAATATTATTACAAATGAAAAAAGTGCGGGTAACCAATCAATAGATGAAATTCAAAATATATATTCTAATATTAATAAATATGAACTTGAATTATTAGAGGCAATTAAGAATGATACAAAGTTAAACCCCAAAAAAGTTAAATCTGATGTACAAATAAAAATAAAAGACGCTATTAGTAGAATTATTGATACTTCGCGCGCGTCTCTAAAGAATATTTATGGTAATTTAAACTCAACCGATATAAGTACATTACTTGCAGAACGATTAAGTTTTGTTACGCAAGCATTTACAAACAATGATTTTGTTTCAAAATTTTTAGAATATGTTAGTACGGGTATTGGAAAGTTTCAAGATTCAGATACAAACCCATCAGTCGCAACACATTTTTTAATTTGGAACGATAATCCAATTGGTGTAAAACTAATTAATATTAGAGATCACTTTGCAAAAGTTTTAAAAACAGATCCAAATATAAAATCTTCAATTTTAAAGTCTATTTCATTTGTACCTCGAGGATATACATCAAAAGGTAAAAGTCGTGGTATAAGTTTACAAGCGAATATGTCGTCTCATTTAAAGGGTTTGGTTGATAACTTAATATTGGAAATTCAAAATATAATATATGAAGTTGAAGAACAAATAAATGTTGAAACCAATAAAATAAATGAAATTTTTAACTCTGATATAAATAATTCTATATTTAATATAAAGGAAGAAGATTTTTCAGACAGTTTAGTTTTAGAAAATTATATTACTGATAAAGTAAAGAATGTATTTATTAGAATTCGTGAAAAAATTAAAGAATATATTGAAAAAATTATAAAATTTATTAATAATCTAATTTTTAAATCAACCGAAAAATTAACTGCCCGCATAAACGTGATATATGACAATTTAAAAGAAGAGGCTACAGAACAGTTTAACTCCGGTATTATAGATTTTATAAAATATTGTGGGTATAACATATCTATCGACGAATCTGAATTGGAAAATTTAAGTATATCAATCTAAGCTTAACCAACATAAATATGAATAAACTTTCACAATTGGTATGTACATTTTTGGATAAGAAAGATATAAACACAACCCTCGATAATATAAAAAAAACATATACACTTTTTAATAAAAAAATATATGTGTTTAATGATAAATGTAATGTTGAGAATTATTTTTTCGTATATAATATTTTTAAATCAACTACATTAAATAAAATTAAAAATACTATATCGGTACATAGAAAACACCAAACAAATACGATTTATACTATAAACGCACTGAATAGGTTGATAATGGATGATAATTGTGGCATTTTAGATAAGAAAAAGGTGTTAGATTGGAATTTGTATAAAGACTGTATTATATTAGCATCCGATCCATACGTACGAATAATTAATGTTGAGTTTATCTCTCTAATCAAAATTTAAGAAATCTACAAAAATTTTAAATTTAGGGGTTGACAACTCGATATCTTTGGTGTATGCTATATTTATTGTGAGTGACGACACACTGATGTTGCGTTACAAAACACAAGCAAACAATAAAATATAACAAATAAAAAAATAAATATGGCAATAGATCTAAATAAATTAAAGAGTAAATTAGAAGAGTTAAAGACTGCAGGTTCACGTGCTGGTGCGTATAAACCAAACTTGATTTGGAAACCTACCACACAACCACAAGACATTCGGTTAGTTCCGTATGTACATCAAAAAGATAATCCGTTCATCGAATTATTTTTCTATTACTTCATGAAACCCCGTACCTATTTTGCACCATGTACACATGGTCATCCAGATCCAATTCTCGAATATGTAAATAAACTTCGAGCATCGTCCGATCCTCAAGATCTGATATATGCAAAGAAAATGCAACCTACAAAGAGAGTATATGTTCCGATCTTAGTAAGAGGAAGTGAACATGAGGGAGTCAAGTTTTGGGGAATTGGTACGACTATTCATGCAGAACTTATGGAAAAGATTCTAAACCCCGACTACGGAGATATTACGGATCTTATGACGGGTTCGGATATCACAGTAACGGTTATTCCGAAGGAACAAACTATTGATGGAAAATTCGCAAAACAGAAGTTCGACGTACGTCGAAAACCGTCTCTAGCATTTGATATGAACGATCAAAATATGAGAAGTTTGATTGAAAATCAACCAAATATCTATACTGTTTTTAAAGAACCAACATATGATGAGCTGTCAGATGCATTTAATAATTGGCTTACTGCTGGAGAGAAAGAAGAAATGCCTGAAGAAAACAGCAACATTCCAACAACAAGTGCTCTTCCTTATGGAGCATATAATGTTACACAGCAACCTGCGCAACAAGTACCCATTGGGAATGTACAGACTGTAAACGAAGGTTATAAAGTACAGCCAAGCCAACTGGCACCGCCACATGCACAACTGAGTATGCATCAACCACCTGCAACACAGTATGTACAACAGGCGCCTCCGCCTCCGCCTCCGATGCCAACACCACCGGTTACGGCACAACGACCTGTGTATCAACAGGGACCAGCTGCACATCCAGTTAATACGATCAATGCAGGTGATCCGAATAATGGTTTAGCAAGCGAATTCAAAGCACTATTTAGTATTTAACTAAATTCAACTGGTAAAAAACAAAGGAGGGAAGATAATTCCCTCCTTTTAAAGCAATAATAATTATGGCAAGAATAAAAAAAGAAAATATTATTTCAGAAAATACGATACAGCGAGATCCATTAATTTCGTTGTTGTATGAAAAATTAAATGATAATAATTCAGGAGAGCACGATGCATATTTTCTTGATGAAGAAAATAATCCTGCACTTGTTAAAGATTGGATTAGTACTGGGTCATCAATGCTAGATTTAGCAATTTCAAATCGACCACATGGTGGTCTCCCTGTAGGAAAATTAGTTGAATTTAATGGATTAGAAAGTACAGGGAAAAGCTTAATATGCGCACACATTGTTAAACACACACAAGAAAAAGGAGGAATTCCAATATACATTGATACAGAGAATTCTGCTGCTCCAGAATTTTGGGCGTCTCTTGGTGTAAATTTAAAAAATTTAATGATTGTTAGGTGTACAACTGTTGAGCTTATTTTTGAGACAATGGAAAAGGTGATTGGGATTCTTCGAAAAGAAAATAAGAATAAAATATTAACAATTATTGTAGATTCTGTTGCAGCAGCATCAACGAAAGCAGAAATGGAAAAAGATTATAATAAAGATGGATATGCCACAGATAAATCAATTTTAATTTCTAAAGCGATGCGAAAAATAACAAATATGATTGGAAAGGAAAAAGTATTAGTTGTGTTTACAAACCAATTAAGACAAAATCTTAAAGCAGTTACATTTGGAGATCAATATACAGTTTCTGGTGGGAAAGCTTTACAATATCACTGCTCTGTTAGAGTTAGATTAAATAATGTTGGAAATCTGACGAATAAAAGTAAAATGGTTATTGGAAACAAGTGTAAAGCTAAAGTAATTAAGAATAGAATGGGCCCACCAAAAAAAGAAGCTCAATTTGACATATATTATGATTCTGGCATTGCAGATTATGCTAGCTGGGTATCTGTTCTTAAAGATTATGGTATTACTAAACAAGCAGGTCCATATTATAAATACATAAGAAATAATGGCCAAGAATGGCAATTTCAATCAAAAGACTTTATTTCTACTATTGAAAACGATGATGAACTAAAAGAGGAAATTTATATTAAAATCTGTGATTGTTTAATTATGAAGTATAAAGATCCTAATTCTAAAATTGTTGAGGATGTTGATATTGTAGAAGATGAAGACGACGTAGATATGGATTCATCAATTAAAAAAGAAACAAATACAGAAGAATAATAAAACATGGAACAATTTTCACCTGATGATAAGTTACGGTTGCGAAAATTTTTTAATAACGCAAATGAAGGGAAAATTGTACTCCAAGAAAAAACGAAAAATTCAGATATACTTTTAGTAGATTCAATGAACACATTTATACGTTCATTCTCAGCAATACCAACTCTTAATGGAAATGGATTGCATATTGGGGGTATATCTGGATTTTTAAAAAGCATTGGTTTTGCTATAAAAGTTTTAAAACCAACTCGGGTTATATGTGTATTTGACGGAGAAGGTGGTTCACAAAAGAGAAGAAAAATTTATTCAGAATATAAATCGGGGAGACGAAGTCGTGTTAGATTTAATAGGACATACGATGAAATGACATCTATCTCCGAGGAAAACAAAAACATGGAATTGGAATTTGCAAGAATAATAGATTACTTAAAAAAATTACCAGTTTCTATTGTTGCAGTTCCACAGATTGAAGCAGACGATACGATTGCATATTTAGCTAACGAGTATTTTAAAGATAGTAATCGTATTTCAATAATGTCAACGGATAAAGATTTTTTACAGTTGGCAAACGAAAAAATAAAAATTTGGTCACCTACAAAAAAAAATCTATATAGTTGTTCTGAAATTTTAAAAGAATATGGAATATCCTGTAAAAACTTTATTTACTATAGAGCATTATCAGGAGACGAATCAGATAACATACCGGGTATACGTGGATCTGGTTTAAAGACAGTTATAAAGGCATTTCCGTTTCTCACGTTAGAAGAAGAATCATCAATACAGGAAATTATTAATTACTCTGAAAATAATATAAAAAAATACAAAATATATGAAAATGTAGTTGAGGGTAAAGATATTCTCAAAAGAAATTTTACTCTTATGCAATTACATAGTTCTATAATACAACCATTTACACAATTAAAAATTAATGATATAATTGAAAGGCCAGTTCCCACATTAAATAATTTTGAATTTAGCAAAATGATATATGAAGATTGTATGTTTAACGTTTTTGAAAATTATAATTCGTGGTTAAATGAGACGTGGGCATCTATTAATTCTTTAATTTAAAGCAGATTGTACTTGCTTTTTACACAACACTTTGATACAGTATATCCACATTGAAGTTTATGACAGATAAAAATATAATTGACGACATTCAACGATACGACACCAACTTTCAAATTAAATGCATTTCGTGTATTTTATCAGATCAATCATTCATTGAAAGAATTTATGACATTTTAGATGTTAATTTTTTTGAAAACGATGCTCAGAGATGGATTGTGTCTACAACAGTTGAATACTTTTTACAATATAAAACTTTACCAACCTTAGATGTTTTTAAAATAAAAATTGATTCTATTGATAATGAAGTTTTGAGAACTGCGACAATTTCAAATTTAAAAGCAGTATACATGAAAATGAATTCTTCAGATATAAGTTTTATTAAAAACGTATTCTTGGAATTTTGTAAAAATCAAAAAATGAAACAAGCTATTGTTGCGTCCGTTGATCTTCTTGAAAGGGGAGATTATAATACAATTTATGAAATGATGGGCAATGCATTAAAAGCAGGAATGGAACGCAACAATGGTCATGAATACCTAGTTGATATTGAAAAACGAATGTCTCAGATGTGCAGAAAAACGATTAGTACAGGTTGGCAAATTATAGACAGTGCAATGGATGGTGGTCTGGCTGGTGGAGAATTAGGAGTAATTACAGCATGTGCCGGATCTGGAAAAAGTTGGATATTGACGCGTATTGGTGCAGAAGCAATAATGGCAGGATACAAGGTATTGCACATAACATTAGAGCTAAACGAAAATTATGTTGGTTTGCGGTATGATAGTTGTATAACAGGAGTTGATTTTCAAAATATTAGAACAAATGTAGAGTTAATCAAGCAAAAGATAGCAGAGATTCCGGGAAAATTATTTATTAAATACTTTCCAATAAAAACCATATCAGCAATGGATATTAAAATGCACGTTGAGAAATTAAAAATGATTGGGTTTTCTCCTGATATATTAATTGTTGATTATGCTGATATTTTGAGATCATTCCAGAGTACGAGAAATAGTAACTCATATTCAGAGGCGGGTGGTATTTATGAAGAACTTAGAAGTATTGCTGGTGAACTACAATTACCAATCTGGACAGCATCTCAATCAAATCGTGGGGCAATGCAGGAAGATATTATTCAAGCGGATAATATTTCAGATTCGTATCGAAAAATCATGACTGCTGATTTTGTTATAAGTTTAAGTAGAAAAACAGAAGATAAATTATGTAATACTGCGAGATTACACGTTATTAAAAATAGGTTTGGTCCTGATGGTATGACATATCCTGCAAAAATGAATGCTGGGTGTGGAAAGGTAGATATTTTTGATTCAAATTCTCCAGAGGGAATATCATTATTAACGGGTATGAAAAATACAGAATCAACATTTAGAAAGAATATTAAAGAACGGTTAGATAGTTTTCGCAACGATGAAGAATAACTGTTATATATAATATTATAATTTTATAACTTTTTACTAGGTATAATATATGTTTAGTAATAGGAAATATGATTTTATTTTAATTGGCGGTGGATTATTTTCATTAACATTTGCAAATTTATGTGAGCGGTTTGGTGGAGATTGTTTAATTATTGAAAAGCGAGATGTTCTTGGTGGAAATTGTGTTTCAAAATCAATTAATAATATAGATGTTCATTTGTATGGTCCACACATTTTCCATACAAATGATCGATTTATATGGGATTATATTAATCAATTTACTGATTTTTATCAATTCAATTTATCCGTAAAAAGTAAAGTTGATAATAATATTTATTCTTTTCCTATAAATTTAATGACGTTGTATCAAATCTTTGGGGTAACAAATCCAACAGAAGCAAATGAATTGATATCTCGTAATATAATTAAAATAGAAAATCCTAAAAACTTTGAAGAGGTTGCATTACGTTCAATTGGAAAATTTTTATATGAAAAATTTATATACGGATATACAAAAAAACAATGGGGAAGAGAACCAAAAGATTTGCCAAGTTATATTTTCAATCGGCTTCCAATACGTTTAAGTTTTAATGATAATTACTACTATGACGAATATCAAGGTATCCCCGTAAATGGATATACTTCAATGTTGCATAATATGATAACTGATAAAACAGATGTTATATTAAACTATTCCACATCAATCGACGATGTATATAAATTAGCAAAAAAATTAAAATCACAAAAAAAGGGAGGGATTATTATAACAGCACCAATTGATGAGTTTTATTGGAAATATACGTTTGGAAAATTAGAATATCGAACTTTAACATTTGATATTAAAGAATATAACATTCCAGATTATCAAGGAACCGTAGTTATGACTTATCCTTCGGAAAAAATACCATATACACGCATTGTAGAGCATAAACATTTCACACCGAAGATTACAGAAAACACTGTTATAGTAAAAGAATTTCCGTCTGAATGGGAAGTTGGTAATGAACGATACTATCCAATTAATACTAAAAGAAATAATGATTTATACTTAAAATATAAATCCGGAATATTAGAAATGTTTCCATATGTTTATTTAGGAGGACGGTTGGGTAGTTATAAATATTATGATATGGACGATACAATATCAGAAGCATTTAAATTGTATGATGTCTTTGTGAATAAATAAAACGATACACGTATAAAATGAAAAACAAAGAAAGTTTGATGCAAGTATAATAAACGAACAATGAAGTGGAAACACATACGGTATTAATATAAAGACGCTCCACACCCAATCCTAGTGCGTTATTTAATGTTTGTGTGATTGCTTGAGGTCTAAATTATCAATATCATTTTTTACCATTAAATTTACAAGAGTTTTAAAATTTATTTTTGGAGACCATCCCAATTCTTTTCTAGCCCGTGTACTGTTTCCAACTAACAAATCTACTTCGGAGGGTCTGTAAAATTTTTTATTAACGGTTACAACTGTATGAGAATTTCCTACATCATTGTATATGACATATTTTTCAAATCCAGTATATTCATCTGGTTCCCAACGTCCAATAAAATCACATTTCGAATGTTCAAATCCAACTTTAAATGCTAATTCTACAAATTCTTTTATGGAATGGGTTTCGTCGCTTGACAATACATATTCGATTGGGGTTTCTTGATTTAACATCAGCCAAATACCAACAATGAAATCTTTGCTATGTGACCAATCTCGTTTTGCATTAATATTCCCTAATTCAATTGGTGAGACAGGAGTATTATTCTTTAAGTTATTAATTATTTCAGAAACTCCACGTGTTATTTTTCGAGTTACAAATTCAAAACCACGTCTTTCAGATTCATGATTAAACAACGTTCCTTGGATTGCAAATAAATTATAACTTTCACGATATACTTTTATAATTTGTTTTGATGCACACTTACTTGCTCCGTATGGACTTCTAGGATTTAATGGATGTTTTTCGTCTTGGGGGCAATATTCAACATTTCCAAATTGTTCCGAACTTCCGCTCTGATAAAGTTTACAATCTGGGGCGTGTTTCTTAATAGCCTCTAAGATGTGAATAATTGCAGTAGTGTTGCATTCCCAAGTTTGTGCAGGAAAATCCCAAGATGAACCAACAAAAGTTTGAGCTGCAAAGTTTATAAAATATGCTGGTTTAAGTGTTTCTACAATTTTAGATATACTATGCGCATCTGATAAGTCAAAATTAATCAATTTAAATCTATCTGTTTGTTTTAAATGGTTTAAATTTTTATGATTTTCTACACTTAACCTCCGAGCTCCACCAAAAATTGTATAGTTGGTATTTTCTAATAAGTAATCAACCATATAACTTCCATCTTGCCCAGTAACACCACTAACAAATATTGGTCTCGTATCGGTTTTCATATATTGGAGTGCATCTGAAATATTTAAAATTTCCATATGTTAATAATATATAGATGAAATAATAAAAGGATTATTTTTTAATTGGAACGAGTAAACATATATGTGATATCATGTTTTTCCTCGTTCAATATCATATAAAACCGTTGATTTGTTGTTGGGGATGACAAGGGTCCTAACTTTAAATCAAAATGACCAATTTTAATATAATCAAAATTATTTAGTGTAATGTTTTCTGAAATTTCATCTTTTCCAGAATACCACGCAGTTTTAAAGTTTAGAGAATTTTTAACATATTTTGCGAGAGTATTTATTTCATCAGGGAATCTATCACCGCCCATAAAACAAATACAAGTTATATTATTTTTATATGGTGCAATTATATTATTTAATGCTTCTATGTTTAATATATTACCAATGTCATTTTTTAAATATTCACTATGACAGTTTACGCAATTATTTGGGCAGTTTGAAATGTTTATTGCCAAGGTCGTTTCGTTTGGAACTTCTTGGAAAACAATAAAGCTCTCTGTAAATTTTAACATAACCAATTATAATGTTTTTATATTTGTTCTTTAGAATAGTACTTCATTATCAAATCAAATGCCTGTTTTAATGCATTTCCCTGTAATTGTATCCATGTCATATGTTTGCTTGGATCTTTTTTACCACCACCAACAAGTTTTAATTGTCTATCAGTACACATTCTTTCTGCAATGTCTTCCGGGTATATTAGAGAATGACCATTTTCAGAATACTCTCGCCAATCCGAGGACCCATTTAAGAATTCTTTTTCTACGAATGCTGTGTTTGGTGTTTTCGCGTTATTTTTTTTAAACCACTCTAAAAGATCAATTGCATATAGTTTTATGGCATGTTTCCAACCTTGTGTACCATTATCATTTAGTGTGTTTTTAATTTGTGTTAAAATTGTATTTGCAATATCAATTGATGTTTTGGTTGGTAAAGTGGTTGGAGATTCAATACTATCTTGATTTTCAGTATCTGAATTATATTCTTTAATAAGAGATTTTAAATTTATGTTTTTCATTATATATAAATATTATATCAATTTATTTAATTCTAATTTTTTTAATAGAGTGTATGTCAACCGCCACACGGCTAAATCCATAATGGCGGTCAACATATTATAATGTAACAATTAAATGTTACAACCAGTATTATTAATATAATACCGTGTTTTTGCTTCGGCTTGTCTAGGTAATGAGAAATTGCTTATTCGTTTTATATACCCAATGATACGTGTAATAAAGTCTATTTCAGTAGAGTGACATTTAGGACATTCTTTTAAATATCGTTTATCAATATTACCACATGATTTGCAAATTGTATTCGGAATATTAAAAGTAAAATAATTACACCCTTCCTGCGCAGCAACCCGTAATAATTGACGATATTGTTGTTTACTTAAATGCTCTTCTAGGTTTAAATGTAATGCAGATCCACCCGTTAAATGTTCAATATATTTTCTACCGTGTAATTTAAATTTATCCAATATATTTAATGTTTGATCTTCAACTTTAAAGAAATATGAATTATAACACTCTCTATTTACTTGATATCCATCTTCACGGTCCCAACGAGCATGTTTCACACCAACATTCTCAGCAGGTATCATTTCACAATTCATCATTATTTCGTTGCTGCGATATTTTTTATTATAGGTTTCAATTAATCCAAGAACAGATTGCACATAATTTGAATATTGCTCATTGTCATTAATTTCAATGCCAAGAAATTCTGCTGATTCAACTAAACCGTTAATTCCAATTGTTAAATATTGACGATTTAAATTAATATAGCCAGCATCAAATAATGGTAACATCCCTTTGTTTTGAAGCTCCTTTAAATTGTCATTATATGCAATTTGTGCTTTATGGCATAAATCTATAACCTCTTCTAAGAATGTCATATAATCAATGTTGTTTTTTACTGCGTATTGTATACATCTATTTAAATTAATTGTTAATACTGATTTAGAGCCTGTGCTTACTCCACCCGCACCCAATGTATAACTAAATTCATTATCGGTTATTTGATTTCTTAATCTACAGCACGAACTTAATGAATCTGCGTTGTCTGATAAATACGTGAAAAAAGAATGACCGTCAGAATACATTTTAGATACAAACTCTGCATATTCTTTATCTTTACAATCACCGTTCTCGGTCAACATCGCCATAGTTTCAACCGGGAATGTAAGTAAAGTTTTTGTTCTTTCTTTATTAAACCAAACCATAAACCGTTTTTGTAACCAACTTAAGCTTTCCCAGTTGGGTTTCGTCCCATCAGGAAACACAAAATTTCCAAATAAGCTTTCGAAGTAAAATTTATCATAATACGCAATATTCCAGAATACAGATTGAAAATTTCTAGCGCCGGTTGGTTGATTAATTGAATATACAATTTGTTCAAAGCAATCTGTTATCATTTTATCAATAGTTCTTTGTTTTACCGACAAATCTACAATTTTTTTTGTGTCTAAATAATAATCTTTTCCATATTCCATCTCAATAAAATAATTTAAATACATTAAGAATTCGGGGGTAGCACACGCACCACTGAGCATTGAAGAAACTATAAAGACTAAGTTAATGAAGCCACCACAAAACGCTTTTAAATTTGTTGGTTTAGTTGAATTTCCACCAACAGATTTTGCACCATCCAACAACCAAGGATACATTGTAATGGATGCACAATAGTTAGCTATACCAGTTTCATCGTTTTTATATATAAAATGATCTTTTAATAGTTTTAAGTACTGATCTGCTGTTTTTTTAGAGTATAATTTTTTTATTTTATTATATAACAATTTACGGTTTACTTTGATAAAATTTGATTTTGGTAATTCTCCGGATAAAGTTGCAATGTTTTTATTATCAACATTTGCGTTGGAATCATATTTACTCCCAGATGCCGAATTAATTGCTGTACAATATTGTTCAACGAAATTTATTTTATCTGTAATATCACGTTCATCTGCTATTTTTGATTGACCATGTTGTATAAATGATTTAGCAACATTATAATAACCATGTTCCATTAATGAAATTTCTAATTGATCACGAAGTTTTTCTGTACTAATATTGTCTTCAACGGTTACATCTGCAAGAATAGATTTTAACGTTGAGGTATTAAAGTCAGTTTTTACAGATTTAAATGCTTTTTTTAAAGATGAAACCAATTTGTCGGAGGAATAAATTTCACGGTCTGTATTTCTTTTTTGTACGTAGTTTTCCATAGTAAATAATAAGTAGTCGATAACTCAAAAGTTAAGTCGACGAATATTAAATATAATTTACCAAAAATTTTGAAGAAAGTCAAGGAGAATTTATATTTATATTTTAAGTCACAATAATATTATGTTAGATTTTATTAACCAGTATTTTCAATTTATAATTGCAATATCTACTTTAATTGGAATACTTTTTCCTATATTTAGATGGGTTTTAGATATGAATGCAAATGTCAAAAAAATATTACATGAATTAAGTCCAAATCACGGCGCATCATTAAAAGATAAAGTAACAAAAATGGAACAGTCGTTTGATGAGTATAAAAATTTAGTTAAATACGTTTATACTACACAGAATTGGATTTTATCTATGTTTGAAAAAATGTTATTTAAATGCGACGAATCTGGGAATTGGATTTGGGTTAATGAAAAATTATCGGATACATTAAACATACCAGAAAACTATTTATTAAATAATGGGTGGAGAAATTTTATAGTAGAGAAAGATAGAGAATCTGTAATGAATATGTGGGATGAATGTGTACAGAATAAAAAGGACATTTGTATTATAACAAATTTTACTGTTACCGGGGATGATCTTAATCCGGCAAGTAATATATTAAAGGTAACTATTATTGCAGAACGATTAGATGATAAAACATATGTGGGTTGGATTAAACCATTTAAAAAGAAAGATTTGAAACATTAAAATGAAAAATAAAAAAACATTAAATAAGATTGTGTTAGAAGTTTTGGAAGAAAGAAATACTACTCTTTCTAAATCACTCGACGATATGATGAATAATTTATCTAAGTTCGTCGGAAAAGAAATTTGGTTAGATGATGCTGGTTTATATATCGTGAATGACATTGAACCACATTATGCTCGTATCAAACCAATTACAAAAGATATATTTAATTTAGAATATGTTAAGGATAGGACAGATAGATATAAGTTTGTATATATTTCATTTGTCGATTTAAAAAAGAAATTACGTGAACTGATAAATTCAACCGAGAAAAATTATGTTGATGCTGCGTATGATAAATCTGTACAAAACTCAAAAGATGACAAATTAGATGACAGAAAAACAAAAATCCCCAATACAGACAATAAAAATTTTAAATTAGTAGGAAACATAGTACAATATTATAAAACAAATGGTTCCCGTGATGCAGAAGACATGAATGATGAAGAAGATAATCCTGACCAGCCAATGTTTGATGCTGACAAAAACAAATCTGTGAATGATATTGAAGGAAAAAAACCAAAATATAAATTTCCAACTGTACCAAAAGAGTTTAAAAAACATTCGGTTAAATTGAAAAAAACTAATAAAATGACTAAATCAGTCTAACTCAGACACTTCACATTAATATATGAACGAAAAACGTGAAAAGAAAATTCACGTTTTTTGTTTTTTTGGTTGACAATTTATAAAACGTGATGTATATATTCTCACACGTATGAAAAAGACGGGACGAAGAAATAAAACGCATCAACAAATAAAATATCCAACCACGGTATTTACAGTTGATGATTTAAATGGGTTGAACTCTGATTATTGTAATATTACATTGCGAGTACATTTAAACAACGCAATTGAACGTGGAGAAGTAATAACAATTGGACATTTACAGAATGGAAAGGGTCGTCCTAAGTTAGTAATGGCACATTCTCCAGTAACGAATGAACACTTGGAAAGCGCTAAGAATCAAGGAGTTTTTCTCATTAACGATTTAACTGTAAACGTGGATCGAGTTTCGGATGATACTAATAGTATATTATTTAAGAAAGAAATTTCGAAAAAAACAACGCCTACTAATATTATTTCACGAGACGAAATTATTCGAAGAGTTAATGCGATTCTTGCATAATATATTGATTATGGAATTTAATTTTCTGGATTCGGTCTAAGCTAACATGTGTGATCAAACCTCGCTGATCGAGCCAATCTTGCAAAACAATGGATTTACAATTTTTTAACACGCTTTCTCACCGGATAGAGACCTTTAAAACGTCCGATCCTCTCGGCAAAAAAGTGGGACTCTATTGCTGCGGTCCGACCGTTTACGATTTCGCCCATATCGGCAACTTCCGAACCTTTATTTTCGTCGATATGGTGCGCCGGTTTCTGGAGTTTAAGGGCTTCCAAGTCAAGCACGTCATGAACATCACCGACGTGGACGACAAAATCATTCAGCGCCTCAACGCGAGCCCCGAGAAAATCACGCTCCGCGATTATACTTCCATTTACGAGAAAGCCTTTTTCGAGGATTTCGACCAGCTCAATTGCCTCCGTCCCAGTATTATACCAAGGGCCACCGATTATATTCCCCAGATGCTCGAGCTGATCGGCAAGCTGATGGAGAACGGGATCGCTTACCAGACGCCCGACGGCTCCATTTTCTTCAGCATTCAGCGCTACATGGCCCGGGGCGGGAAATACGGGCAGTTAGTGAAGATAAATTTTGATGAAGTCCGTGTGGGTGAACGGATTAAGAATGACGAATATGAGAAGGAAAACGCGGCTGATTTCGCCCTCTGGAAGGCACGGCTCCCGGGCGACGGCGAAGTTTTCTGGCCGAGCCACTGGGGGGAAGGCCGTCCGGGCTGGCATATCGAGTGCAGCGCCATGAGCCGCAAGCTCCTGGGAGAGACCTTCGATCTGCACCTTGGAGGCGAAGACCTGGCCTTTCCGCATCATGAGGATGAGATCGCCCAGAGCGAAGGCTCAACCCTCTGCAAAGAAGGCGGCTGCAAACCGACTCCCTTTGTCCGCTACTGGCTCCACTTCTCGCACCTGCTGGTCGAAGGCAAAAAGATGAGTAAATCGCTGGGCAATTTCTACACCCTACGCGATCTCTTCCAGAAAGGTTACACGGGTCGTGAAATCCGCTATCTGTTGCTCTCGGCGCATTACCGGGAGTCTTTGAATTTCACATTGGAAGGGCTGAACGGGGCTCGTTCGGCCCTAAGCCGCTTGGATGAATGCCTCTCCAAGCTCAGGGAACTGGCCGGAATGACAGAACCCTCCGGAACACAATCGGCCCTTGTTCAGAATTTTGACGATGCCCTGAGCGATGATTTCAACCTTTCGGCTGGCTGGGCCGCCGTTTTTGACTGGGTGCGTCAGACCAATAAGCTGATCGCCGAAGAGAAGCTCTCCGCCTCAGACGCTGCACGACTGCTCGCTGATTGGGCCCGAGTGGATACCGTCCTAGCAGTGAGCCCGCAGAAAAAAGAAGAGGAAATCCCGGCCGAGATTCTCGCCCTTTTGGAAGAGCGTCAGGCCGCCCGCAAAGCGAAAGATTTTGCGCGCTCCGACGCCATCCGCGATGAATTGAAATCCAAAGGCTGGGTGATCGAAGACACC